ACAATATGGGGAAGTATTCCTAACAAAAGAAAGAAGTGCAGCAGAGCGTCTAACGGATGCAATATTTAGAAATGAAGCAGCACTACAATTACTAACCGATAGTGAATTTGAAGTACCTGAAATAGCTATGATAGAAGGATTACCGTTTAGGGGTAAAGCAGATATAATACAGGGAGATACAATCATAGACTATAAAACTACTGCTGAACTATCAAGTTTTAAATGGTCAGCTGATAAATATGGTTACGACTTACAGGCGTATATGTATCTAAGACTGTTTAATAAAAAGAAGTTTACATTCTTAGTAATAGACAAAGCAAGTACTGATATAGGAATATTTGAAACTACTGATGAATTTATAGCAAGAGGTGAACAGAAATTTATACAAGCAGTAGACAATTACAAATACTTTTTCCAAGATGGAAACGACTTAGACCAATATGTAATGAGAGCAATACTATGAATATATTAGAAGAAGCTAATAAAATTATTAATCTTAGGCTTGAAGAAAAAGAAAGAGAGTATGGCCCATTTAAAGATTCAATGGAAAAGGCTGCAATAGTAGCAACTGAATTATGTAATAAAAAAATTACTGCAGAAGACTTTTACAAATGTATGATTGCTTTAAAAATAAGTAGGATGTCTTATAACTTAAAAGAAGACACTTTGTTAGATGCAGTGGGATATATAGCAGCATTAAATAATTTTAAAAATAATGAATAATTTAGAACAAACATATAAAAAATTGTTATTACGCACTTTACAATATGGTGAAAGCACTAAAAATAGAACGGGAATAAATACATTAAAATTATTTAATCAAAATATTAATATTAATTTAAACGAAGGTTTCCCTATAATAACAGGAAAAAAAATATATTTTAAAAAGGCATTAGCTGAATTTAAATGGATATATGAAGGTCGTACGGATTTGAAATATTTACAAGATAATAATATTAACTGGTGGAATGAATTTGCTGTTAATGGGCAGCTAGGAAAAGTGTATGGGCATCAAATTAAAAAATACAATAATTCTATAAATCAAATTGAATATTGCATTAATGAAATAAAAAACAATACACGAAGAGCTGTTATTACTTTGTGGAATCCCTCTGATTTAAAAGAGCAATCTTTACCCTGTTGCTATACTCAAATGAATTTTGTAAGAAGTAATAATAAGTTAAATTTAGCAATGCATTTCAGAAGTTCAGATTTATTTTTAGGCTTGCCGTATGATATAATTTTTGGAGCATTGTTTTTAATTGAAATATCTAAGCAATGTAATTTAGTACCTCATCAATTAGGATTAAATTTAGCAGATGCACACCTTTACGAGAATCATATTGAACAAGTAAATTTATATATTAAAAATAAAATTTATAAACTTCCAGAATTAAAAGGAAGTTATGATAATTATTATTTGCATAATTATAAATCAAATAAATTAATAAAAGCGCCTTTAGCTATATGAAAATTTATTACATATATAGAATACCTAGAACAAATAAAATAGGCTGTACTCATAGATTAAAAAAAAGAGTAGAACAAGAGCAAGGAGTAAGAGAATATGAAATATTATATACAACAACGGATATTAATGATGCATCAAACAAAGAAATAGAGATGCAAGACAAATACGGATACAAAAGAGATAGAACACCTTATAATAAACTAAACGTAAATAAAATGGAAGAATTACATATCACACAAGAGACTACAACATTTAAAAAAGTATTTGAAAAAAAAGATTTTAAAGAAAAGTATTCTTATTTAAAAACAATTAATTTACCAGACTTTGGAGAAGTAGAAGTTACAGAAGACATAAAAGATTTTATAGAAAAAAAACTAAAGAAAAGTCAATTTCCTAATTTACCAATGTATATATACAACGAAACTTTGTGGCACTACTACAAAACATCTACGGCTACTATCTTTGATAACATAAGACAATGGGCAAAAGATAAAGGAATATTAGATAAAGGAGATTATAAAACACAATATATAAAACTACAAGAAGAATCGGGCGAGCTAGCTAAAGCATTGCTTAACAAAGATAGGGAAGAAATAATAGATGCTATAGGAGATATTGTAGTTGTATTAACTAACCTAGCGGAACTTGAAAACTTAAAAATAGAAGATTGTATTGATAGTGCTTATAACGTAATAATAAATAGAACAGGTAAAATGGTTAATGGCACGTTTGTAAAAAATGAATAAAGATATAGTAGAAGAATTTTACTTACTTGCTTTAATAGATATAGCAAACGGAAAAGACATAGCAGAACTTGAAGAAGCTATTGATATGTACGAAAAAGTAGAAGAATATGAAGCCTGTGCAGGAATATTGAAAGCAATACACGAATCAGGATATATGACAATAAGACAAATAATTAACACAATAAACGAAATAGACAATGAAACACGAAATGATTAAAGAGATAGTAGAAGATTTTTATAAATTAAAAATAGATTTAAAAACAAGACAAAGAAAGTATGTAGAAGCACGTGCAATCTATTATAAACTATTAAGGGATAATAGTAGAATGAGTTTAGAAGCAATAGGCAAGACAATGAATAGAGACCACGCAACAGCATTACATTCATTAAAAAACATAAAAGATTGGCTAGAATATGATGAACAATTAAGACAAGACTATGAGACCTTAAACAAAAGAGTGGAACACGCTTCAAAAATAAACCCTGATTTTTTTATACAAGCTGTTTCAATAGAAGGATATTATGAAATAGAGTACAAGAAACTAGAAGAAAAACATAATTACATAGTAAACAATAAAATTGCAGAAGCATTAGTAGAAGAAGCTAAAAAATACGATATACTATTAAACAAGTATAACTTCTTAAAAGCACGTTTAAAAAAGCACGAACCAAAGAGAATTTCAAGTGGAGAATTTGATTTAGTTTAGGGAAAATATTATCTATTTTATTTTCTATTAACAAAACACTTAAAATCTTATTGTTATAGTATAATTAATAATAATCTTTTTTAATTATGGATAAAAGAAAAAACAATGGTGGGCATACAACAGCAGGGAGAAAGTCCAAAGCTGATGAGGTTGCTTTAATAGAAAAGCTAACACCATTAGAACCATTAGCGTTTGAAGCATTACAAAAAGGATTAGAACAAAAGGACTTTAAATATGTTCAGTTGTTTTATAATTACTATGCAGGTAAACCAAGAGAAACCAAAGACATTACTATCAACGAAGATTTACCAATATTCTTATAGATGCAGGTTGCAAGAACCAAAGCATTAGATAGGTTATTAGAGTTAAATAAAAGAATTAAAGTAGTTAAGGGCGGAACATCAGCAGGAAAAACTATTTGTATTCTACTTATTTTAATTGACTATGCTATAAGAAACGATGGTAAAGAAATAAGTGTAGTATCTGAGTCTATACCGCATCTTCGTAGAGGTGCTTTTAAAGACTTCTGTCAGCTTTTAAAAGGTTTAGGTAGGTATAATGATAACCAACTAAATAAAAGCGTTCTAAAGTACACATTCACAAACGGTAGTTATATAGAGTTTTTTTCAACAGACCAAAGTGATAAACTACGTGGAGCAAGAAGAACCGATTTATACATTAACGAGTGTAACAACGTACCCTTTGATGCTTACAATCAATTAGCGGTTAGAACATCAGGAAACATTTGGTTAGATTATAACCCTTCTAGTTTGTTTTGGGTAGACAAGGAGATAATAGGACAAGAAGATGCAGACTATATAACCTTAACCTATAAAGACAACGAAGTACTTGACCAAGCTATTGTAAAAGAAATAGAGAAAGCTAAAGAAAAATCAAAAACTTCTACATATTGGGCAAATTGGTGGAGGGTTTACGGATTAGGAGAAATAGGTTCTTTAGAAGGTGTGTGTATTCCTGATTGGAAAGAAATAGATAACCTACCACAAGAAGCACGATTGTTAGCTTATGGAATGGACTTTGGTTATTCAGTAGACCCTACTACATTAATTGCATTATATAAATGGAATGATGCGTATATCTATGATGAGGTTCTATATAAGAAAGGAATGTTAAACAGGGATATAAGTAGATTCTTATCACAAGCTGACATAAAAGAAAACATAACGGCTGATTCAGCAGAGCCAAAGAGTATTGCCGAATTGCAGGGATACGGTCACAATATACACGGTGTAACTAAAGGAAGGGATTCAGTAGTATATGGAATAAACCTCATCAATCAGAACGAGATATACGTTACAAGCCGTTCTAAGAACCTTAAAAGGGAATTAGGCGGATACGTATGGGCAAAAGACAAAGAAGGTAACACACTACAAAAACCAAGTGGAGAACATCCTGACTGTATAGATGCAGCTAGATATGTATTAACAGACCAATTAGAAAATCCTAATAAAGGAGAATATTTTATATACTAATTTGTTTTGTTAAAAAAAAGTTTATATATTCGTATAAACAAAGTTTAATTAATACAATAATTATGGAAAACAATACAGAGTACGCAATGATTAAAGAAATGATTGCAAAAGAAAACAGAAAGCAATTAATAAAAACAATATTAGGTGGTGCAGCAGTTGGAATAGGTGGAGCATTAAGTTTAGTTCTATTTTTAAATATGCTAGTTGCATTTGATTGGATTAGTGATGCAATAGTTAGAATCATTGGAGGACTATAAAATGAGAGAAGCGTGTTGGTACGAAGAAATATATGTAGTACAAAAACCTATTAAACAAGGTGGACAAAAATGTGAAGAAGTTACACTTTACATAGACTACAAAGGTAAGACCAAAATAAAAGGGAAAGAAATACCCTACAAGCAAAACAGTATTGAATTAGAAAACAAAATAGAAGAAGCATATAAATATGCATACAATAGATTTATATTAGGACATTAAAACTTTTCATTTGGGTATGGTTGGGAATTAGGTAGCAGAAATGTTACCTTTTTCTTTTTATTACCTTTTATACAAATTAGTAACTTAATTATTGTATATATATGAAGATTGAAATAAACGTACCTGATACACTTAAAGAAATTACTTTAGGTCAATATCAAAAGTTTGAAAAGCTAAACACTAAAGAAAATCAAGATACTACCTTCTTACTTCAAAAGATGGTGCAGATATTTTGCAACCTTGATTTAAAGGATGTAGCGACAATTAAATACAAAAGCGTACAAGAGATTGTAATGCACTTAAATAAAGTGTTTGATACCAAACATACCTTAATACCTACTTTTGAATTAGGAGGCGTTAAAATGGGTTTTATACCTGTACTAGATGATATGACACTTGGGGAATATATAGACCTTGATGAAAATCTAGGAGATTGGGAAACGATGCACAAAGCAATGAGTGTTTTATATAGACCAGTTACATTCAGCAAAGGGCATAAATACCAAATAGAAGAATATACAGGTATGGTAAATGCCGAAGCAATGAAACAAGCACCATTAGATGTAGTGTTTGCTGCAATGGTTTTTTTTTGGAGTTTAAGCAACGAGTTAACGCAAACTATCCTGAACTATTTACAGCAGGTAACGGAGAAGGAAATGACTACTCAACAGAAGCAAACTTTGGGACTAAGTGGGGATGGTATCAGTCGGTCTATGGAATCGCTAAAGGCGATGTTACCAAGTTTAATAACGTTACAAAACTAAACGTACACGAATGTTTAATGTATTTAGCATTTGAAAAAGACAAAGTAGAACTAGAAAAACAATTAATAAAACGTAGATGAAAGGTTTTTACAATTTAACGGATAAACTAAAAGATGCTTTAATTGCAGAACCATTTGTAAATACAGTTACGTTTGGTAGTTTAGATGATGTAGATTTAAATAAGCAAACTATATTTCCATTATCTCATATAATAGTAAACAATACAACAGTAGGAAGTAAAACACTTACATTCAATGTAT